AGCACCTGTATTTACAGCAATAGGAACTTCAATGATAATAGGAGGTGTTACTGATCTTTTAGCTCCACAAAATCCAATACCTGATGTTTCAAGTGTAAGTGATATTGATCCATCTATCAGAGGTTCTTATTCGTTTAGCGGCATACAGAATGTCAGTTCCAGTGGTGTTCCAATTCCTATAATTTATGGGGCTGTCTTTAGTGGTTCAATTATAATAAGTTCAGGAACAGATTCTACCCAAGTAGTTAAGAGCATAACCTGATGCCAAGATTAGTTGACGATCAATTATTTGGAGATACTAATAGAAAGGTTGTTGATCCTGACCTTATAGACGGAGGGCTGCGTAGTAAACAATTTGCCACTGTTTTAGACTTATTAGGTTATGGAGAAATAGATTCGATATTAGATGTTGGTGGTGCTGGTGAAAATGGTATTATTGGTCAAAATACTTTCAGAAAAAATGTTTTTCTTGATGGCACACCATTAATGAACGCAAATGGTGATGAAAATTTTTCTGATGTTGAAGTTTTTTTTAAAAATGGTACTGATGATCAAACAGCATTACAAGAAATAAATGCAATAGAAAATACTATTCCTGTAGGGGTACAAGTTACAAATGCATCTTCTGTAACAAGATCAATTACAGATACTAATGTTGATAAAGTAAGAGTATCAATACAGATTCCAAGCCTACAAGAATTTAAAGATGATGGAGATATTATTGGTGCTGAGGTAAAAGTATCAATACGAATTACAGAAAATGATGGAACTGTTAGTGATCCAGTAGAAGCCAATCCGATAAATGGAAAAGCAACAAGTCCTTTTGTAAAAGACTATGAAATAAAATTTCCTCGAACTGAAACAGGAGATGTTGATCTAAATTTCCCTATTAACATAACAGTTATTAGAAATACAGAAGATGGAACTGACCCAAAATTACAAAACAACACGAATTGGCTTTCATACACAGAAATAAATACAGATACAAGTGCTTATCAAGGTTTTGCTTATGTTGCAATAAGATTTAATGCACAGGAATTTCAAAGCTATCCCAAGCGGATGTATAGGATCAAGGGGACTAAGATCCTTATTCCAAATTCTAATGATTCTGGTAATGTATCAGTAGATCCAGATACAGGACGGGTAATTTATCCTGATGGATATATTTTTGACGGTACTCTTAAAACAGACAAAGAATGGTGTTCCGACCCAGCATGGGTTTTATATGACATTTTGACAACAGATAAAGGTTTTGGTGGTGCGAATGGTGTAATTGATGCGGACACTTTAGATGTTTATAGTTTTTATTCTGCAAGTGCTTATGCAAGTACTTTAATTACTGATCCAATTACAGGAACAACGGAGCCAAGATTTAGCTGCAATGTAATTTTAAATCAAAAAAATAATGCCTATTCCTTGATAAATGATTTATGTTCTGTGATGAACGCCATGCCATTTTACAGCAATGGTTCTCTACAAATATCTCAGGATAGACCAACTAACATTACAACAAAAACATCTGACCCTCAGTATATTTTTAATAATTCAAATGTAACAGAAGAAGGTTTTACATATCAGGGTGTAGGACAAAGAACAAAATATACAGAAGTTGAGGTTGCTTATTTTGATAATGATACACAGACAATAGATTATGAACTTGTTACAACTGAAAAAATATCAGCATTATCAGATTCAATCTCAAAATTTGGTGAGACAAGAAAAACCTTAAAAGCTTTTGCCTGTACATCAAGAGGTCAGGCAAATAGATTGGGACGTTGGTTCTTGTATTCAAATTTAAAAGAATCTGAGGTTGTATCTTTTACAACAACACTTGAAGCCGGTGTAATCGTAAGACCTTCTACAATTATTGCTATTGCTGATTCCTTAAGGGCAGGGGTTAGAAGAGGAGGTCGCATTAAATCCGTTTCAAGTGCTACAATTACAGATCCAGATACAGGAGCAACAACTAACACAACCGCTATTACTGTAGATGATGCAAATAATACTGATTTGACAACGACAAATGCAGCAACATTGTCGGTTGTTTTATCTGATGGCTCTGTAGAAAGTAGGTCTATTCACAGTATTACTGATACTACAGTTACACTTTCTTCTTCTTTTTCTTCTGATCCTTTACCGAACAGTGTTTGGGCTTTAGAAAATACTGCTGTTGAATTTCAAATTTATCGTGTAGTTTCTATTGAAGAAAAGAATGACTCTGAATATACAATCACAGCAGTTATTCATGATATTAATAAATATTTAGAAGTTGAAGATAATAACCTATCTGCCGAGCCAAGAACAATAACAACTTTATTAAATGAAAAACTTTCACCAAGTAACCTAACAGCAACAGAGCAAATAGTTGCACTTAGTAATAGAGCCGTATCAAAAATATTTGTGGCATGGGAACCTGTGCAGGGAGTTAAAGAATATTTATTAGAATTTCAATATGAAAATGATAATCCAGAAAGGCTAAGGGTAGCCAGACCAAGCTTTGAACTTTTTGAATCAAGATTAGGTTCTTATACTTTTGCTGTTAAGTCTGTTAATACATTAGGCAAATTAAGTGCTAATACATCTCTTCTAACTTTTAATGCTGAAGGAAAAACAGCCTTGCCAGCAGATGTACAAAATGTACAAATTGAACCTTTATCAGATCAATTTATAAGATTGCGTTTTGATAAATCAACAGATGTTGATGTAATACATGGAGGCAACGTCATAATTCGTGGATCTAACCTGACAACTGGTGCATCTTTTACAGATTCTGTTGACGTTATCCCAGAATTATCAGGTAATGTTAATGAAACGATTGTACCCAATATTGTTAATGGCACATATTTTTTAGCCTTTAGAGATGATGGTGGAAGAATTAGTGCCAACGCTGCGTCAATAAAAAATATTTCAACACAACCTGATTTATTACCTAAACTAACAGTTTTAACGGATAGAGAAGATACAGACAGTACACCTTTTAATGGTGCAAAAGTTGGTTGTTTTTTTGATAGTAGTTTAAACGGTCTAGTTCTTGGTCTTGAAAACACTATTGATGGTGTTTCTGATTTTGATGCCATAGAAGATTTAGATTTATTAGCTAACTCAGTTGCTACAGGTGGAACATATGCTTTTGCAAATACTTTAGATTTAGGTGGAAAACAACCACTAATCCTACAAAGACATATTGTTACTAAGGGATTTTATAACAATCAACTTTTTGATGATAGAAGTGAAAATATAAATACATGGACTGATTTTGATGGTACAACTGTTGCTGTTGATGTGAACGCTAAGCTTCTAGTGGCAACGACTGATTCTGACCCTGATACTTCTACTGCTGGTACTTATGCAATTTCAGGGACAACCATAACTATTACTAAGTCATCCCATGGATATTCTGTTGGCAGTTTTGTAACTGTTGATTTTACCTCTGGTACTGGTGTTGATGGCGATTATGAAATACAAACTATTGATACTAATACTTTTACGCTTACTTCTGCGACATCTTTATCTACAAGTGGTAATTGCAATTTTAGTGCAGAATTTAGTCAGTTTAACCCTTTTGTAAATGGTAAATATATTGCAAGAGGTTTTAAATTTAGATGTGATCTTTCTACAAAAGATATTGCTCAATCAATAGAAATTGAACAGTTAGGATATAAAGCACTAATAGAAAGCAGAACAGAAACAAGTCTAGGTAATGCAGGGGCTTCTGCTGGTGGTTTTATTGCCTCTGGCACTTCAACAAAATCAGTGACCTTTACAAATAGTTTCTTTACTGGTCAATCAGGTACTAGCGTTGCAGCAAATTCTGTCTTACCATCTATCGGAATAACAATAGAAAATCAATCGCAGGGAGATTTCTTTGTTTTGTCAAACATAACTGGAACTGGTTTTGATATTGATGTAAAAGATTCTGGTGGTAATAATGTTAATAGAAATTTCAAATATGCAGCAACAGGTTTTGGGCGTGGAAGTTAATTTTAGGATAGTATATAATTAAATAAAATTTTGTATTACAAATGGCACAAGCTTCAGATTATACAATAGACAACTCTACGGGTGCTAACGTCAGGGCTGATATAAATACTGTTTTACAAGCGATTGCAACAAATAACTCAGGATCTTCTGCTGCAAGTACAACCTTTGCAAGTGGGTATTTTGCTAATACTTCTACAAATATGATGCAACTAAGAAATACATCAAATAACGCTTTTTTGGATTTATTTACTTTAGCTGGTGGCCCTGCTTTTCCTGTTGATGGAACAATAAATTCAGTAAATATAGGTAAAGGTGCAAACTCTGTTTCTAATAACACTGTTCTTGGAAATGGTGCTTTGGATGCTGCTGTTACTGGAAATAATAATACTGCCATTGGTAAAAATGCTTTAACAACAAACACTTCTGGAGCTACTAATACTGCTGTAGGTTCTTCTAGTTTAGAAAATAATACAACTGGATCAAATAATGTTGGTTTTGGTACTGGTACCTTGACTGCAAATACAACTGGAAACAATAATGTAGCTGTCGGTAATAACAGTTTAGATGCTAGTGAAACAGCAGGTAACAACACTGCTGTTGGACATGAATCTATGACAACAACCACAACTGGTTCGAGCAATGTTGCCGTAGGGTATCAGAGTTTAAGACAACAAACAACAGGAAGTAATAATACAGCATACGGATTTCAAGCAGTTTATACAAACACTACAGCCAGTAACAATACTGGAATTGGTTTTAACGCTTTATTACTAAACACAACTGGAGCAAATTTAACAGCCGTTGGCGCTAACGTTTTGGATGCTAATACAACGGGCAGTAACAACACCGGAGTGGGTCAAGATGCTTTGGGAGCCAACACTGAAGGTGGTAACAACACAGCAGTTGGTAAAGACGCTTTGAAGACTAACACAACGGGATCTAGTGGAGTCGCTATCGGCTATAGAACCTTGGACGGAAATACTACTGGCAGTAATAATGTGGCTATTGGTGGTGATTGTTTAGGGGTTTCGGAAACTGGAAGTGATAATACTGCCATGGGTAGTGCCGCTGGAGCAAGTGTTTCTTCAGGAGGTAATAATTTGCTTTTAGGACATGATGCTGGTAGGTCTGGTTCCCCTAGTGGTGAACTTACAACAGAAAGTAATCGAGTTTGTCTTGGAGATAACAACATTACTAATGCTTTTATAAAAGTTGCTTTTACAGTTACTTCTGATGCAAGAGATAAAATTGAAGATGGTATAGTTTCTCATGGCTTAGATTTTGTAAATCAATTAAAACCAAAATCATTTTGGTTTAGAAAAAATCGTGATTCTGATGAAAAAACAGGTGATAAAAGATATGGTTTTTATGCACAAGATATTCTTGCTTTAGAAGGTTCTAACCCTGTGGTTATTGATAGTAGAGATTCTGATAATTTAAAGTATAAAGGTGAACAGTTAATACCAATTCTTGTTAATGCTATTAAAGAATTATCAACAAAAGTCACAGCCCTTGAAGCAGGGTAAACTGTAATTAATTAATTTTTTTATTATGGAAGAAAGAACCGCAGATGAAATCGCACAAATTTATACCGCTGCTGGTGATAGCGTTACTTTGATTAATGCAGATGCAAGTTATTCAGCTTACACATCAAGAACAAACTTTGATGATACAGAAGCGGAATGGAAACAAATGATAGAGAGAAATGTAAAACATCTTGAAATTATTAAGGCATATAAAAAAGTAGATGGCACAACATCTATATGGACAACTGAATCATTTACTGCTATTGATGCTGCTATAGAAAAAGGAAAAACACTATACGCTTAATTTATGGATTTACAAAAATTACAAGAAACAAAACAACAACTTTTGTTAGAAAAAGAAAAACAGCTTGCAAATTTATATGAAATTTCTGGTGCAATAAAATTGTTGGATCAGCTAATTTTAGAGATGCAAGCTTCTGAAGAAAACCAGTTATCAAAAACAGTGACACCAAGCTAATGGCAAACCCTGCGACATATAATATAACCATTCAAAGAAGAGCGGATCATTCTTTTGATGTAAATTTAAAAGATAGTAATGGTGCTAATGAGGACTTATCTGGAAAAACAATTTTATCTCAGATATGGAAAGAAGATAGGTCTTCAAAATTAGCAGATGTAACTATAACTGTCACAAGTGCTTCAGGTGGCAATTTTACATGGAAAGTAACTGACACTCAAACCACAAGCATGACAGAGAATATTTATAAATATGATATTTTAAAAATTGAAAGTAGTGGTGATAGGGAGTATTTTTTAGAGGGTACAATATTTATGTCTGAAGGATACACTTCACAATGACTTCTGTTAATATTACTGAAAATGAATATAAGGTCACTGTAACTGAAGGTGATACTGATCTTGTAACGGTAACAGCAGCAGGTGGCC